ACGAAAAAAACCTTCTTGACTATAATCTAATGGAAATTCTATTCCAACACATATGTCATCAGTTCTGTCTATTTCTCTTACACTCATTATGGTCTAAAGTTCTCACCCTTCTTTTTCTTATCCATTGCTTTCATCAAACCAGAATAATCACGAGTTAATGCATTTTGAACATCTTCAGGAACTTGGTCTACTGAAACACCTTGTTTCTTGATTGTATCAACTGCTGCCATTTCTCTGGCTCTTTCTTTATTCTTACCCATACCTAAGTTTCCATATCCTAAGACATCTGCCATATTGTCAGAACCTAAGACACCACCACCCAATGTTGGATAGTCTTCTTGTTCTTGACTACCTAATGGTTTGGTGTTGTTCAATACCTCGTTCAACGCTTTGTTTGATGTGTATTGTTTTTTTGGTTTTTGTTTGACTTTTGGTTTAGGTTTAGAAATCGTTTCTGCTAGTTTGATTTCTTTTTTGTCATTAATAAATATCTCGCTTAGCTGTTTTTTGATTTCTTTACGAACAACTAATTCAATTATTTTTACTAATTCATTTTTTTTCATTACTACTCCTATTCTACATTTATTTTTTTACTTAGATAAGTTTCACTATCTTTTATATTTTGTAATCTTATTATTTCTTTTGTTAGTTCAATACTTTTTGCTGTTGGTGAACCACCACTTTTCACTAACTCTTCTGCTATTTCACTTTCGTTAGAAGAAATTTTACTATCAATCAAAGATTCAATTAAAAATATAAAGTCCTGATTACCCAAAACCGCTTGTCCAGAAGTGCTTGAACCAATATCTATTGTTGGTGAATCTATTTCAACTTTACCTGTTGATTTAATCTCAACATTATCTCTTGAGTAAATACCAATCCCACCTTCTTCACCTTTGGAATTAAATACAATTCTATCTGATTGTACTACTACTTGTGGTTTGAAATATGTTGGACTATTGTCAAATGTTGAATTTACTCCTACATCTTCATACGGAACATATTCATCAGTAGTTAAATAGATTGAACTTTTTTCTTCATTTACAATTCTGGAAGTTAAATCACTTGTTAGCGATTCATTGTAAACTGGACCATTAGTAAATCCACCCGCTACAATCTTTACATTTGGTGATTCAGTTAAATTTCTTTTGTCTGAACTACCGGACTGAAATTGATTACTACCTAATCTAATTGAGTTTCCAAACCTACCTTGTATAATAGTATCTCCCTCTCTCATTAATAGCTTTTTAACACGAGATGACGGATTAAAATATTTACCAAATTTAAACTTTATTCTATCATATGGACTACCTACTCCCCTAATACTAACTCCAAAGTTAGAATCGGCTGTTGCTAAATTACCTTTGTTCAACTTGGACATATAGTAATACTTTCCACCAAACTCACAACCCAGTATCTCTTCTCCTTGAACTGGAACTTGTAGTATGTTAGAATCTAATGGATAAAAAATATTTGCCTTTTTAAATGGTCTATTTTGTTGAGATATATCAAACCTAGCTCTTACGGCACCAATTAAGGACTCATCAAGAGTATCTGTAAATACTTCAAGAACCTCTGCTGGTTCAAACTTTAACATTAATTTTCCTTCGCGATTGAAGACTCTATTTCGTCTTTTTTGATTTGTAACTCTTGAACATCTGATTCAATTGCGTTCATCAATTGTTCTTTTTCTGCTTCTGATAAACCGAACTCATCTCCTGAATCTGATATTCTTTTTTCTGCTGCTGTAATTCTTTGAACGATAGTTGCCAACTTAACAAGTTGTTCATCGTTCTTGACATTGATTTCTAAATATTCTTTTAACATAGGGATAATCTGAACGGCTGTATCTCCGTCCTTAATAAATCCAACTACCTCTTTCATCAATACTTCTAATTGTTGTTTATTGGTTTTGGAATTATCGTATATGTCTTTAAAGACATCTGATAGGGTTTTTCCCTTGAATATTTCGTAATCGTTTGCCATAAAATTTACCTAACAATAAATATACAAATGTTGAAAAAAGGGAATATATATTTATATACTGATTTATTTTTTTGATTTTACTATATAGTTATTAACGAAGTCGGTTTTAACACCGATTTTTGTTCATTTAAAGGGGGAAACTAAAATGAAAGAGATAATATCAATGGTCAAAGGATATGTAGATGACTTAGTTCAACTACTTATGTCTTTGATATCCATAGGTGTCATTTGCGAAATTATTTTCGGAAGTGGTTTCTTTGGTGTAAATGTTATTGAAAATATAACCTCAATTATCGGAATGTTTGGTGACAAAGGATTTGTCGGATTACTTGCATTGTTGATACTTATGGGATTATATAGGAAATAAAGGTGGATTAAAAGGGGTGATAGAAATATCACCCTTTTTATTATAGTATATCCCAACTACCAGTATATTTAGTTTCTATACTTCCAGTCGCGAGATAATTCTTTTGTAGATTATAATGATGTTTTTTCAAAACATTAATTACACGAGTAATGTGTTGTGTGTTGGAACCAGTCATTTCTCTAATCAGAATATACAATGCTTTCTTATTAAAGTTCTCAATATTTTCTCTATTCTCCATAAGATAGATTACTGAATTTACCACATCAATATCTTGTTTTCTTTTAAACACGGTAGTTAGATTGTTAGACCAATAATCTATAAACAAATCCATATACTCTTTCTTACCTTCCAAGATGTCTGCTCGTTGTGTTTCATACATAGCATCTCTTTTGTAATCAGTTACGGATTCGTCATCTGTTTGTTTAAGTTTTTTGTAATTATTATTATTATGTAGAATCAAATAGTTCTTAGCAACAATACTAAAATAACTAAACGCTTTTCCTTTACCCTCAGTAAACTTATGCATATTCATATACAAGAAACTAACTACTTCGTGCATTACATCTGTGCTCGGAACATCAAAGTAATAAAACTTAAATGTATGAATGATATTTTCTGCCAACTTTTCAAAAGGTTGTCTGATGTGTTCATTGTAAATTCGTTCCCTCATATGTGGACGAGTTTCTTTATTGTGTCTAATGATTGCGTCTTCCGTTCCTTGATGAAAGTAATATCTTGGTGAACCCTTTTTTGCTTTTCTTGGCATTACAACTCCTGTTCTGTTATTTCGTTTAGTTCGTCTATTGCTTCTTTGATTGAAGTAAACACTGTTCCGATTTCATCATCTGCTTCAAAGTGTCCTGTTGTATCTACTTCATCTAATACTTGTTTAGTATTTTGTATTCTTTGTGCATAATCTTCAATCCAAGTTTCAAGTCTTTCTACTTTTCTTGTTAAGTTAAACACAACATAACTTAATGTCAAGGAAATTATTCCTAATATTATATATCCTATCATTTTTTCTCTCCGAATAGTTCGTTAAATATATCTTTTGCGTCTGTTGATTTGGTATTGAACTTTTCTTTTACTTCATTGTCAACAGCATCTTTAATTTTGTTTACTGACATTTTTACTTTGTCAGATTCTTTTTTATCTTCACGATGCCAAACATCATTTTCTGTATGAGTAGCCATCATATCTGCTTGGTGTACGATATAAGCAATATTACTTTTTAAGTTCCAAGCAGGATTATAACCTTTTAGGTATTTTTCATTAGCATCTTCGTATAGTCCGTCTGCTAATTTTAATCCAAGGTATTCCCACTCCGACATACTAATTCCATAGTGTTGTAAGATGAACATTGCTCTATCCGTAACATTCATATATGTAGTGATGTCCTCATTGTGTTTGTAAAGTTCTCCCATATTCTTTACTCTCCAATCATTGTCTTGTGGAATATAATAATCATTACCCTCTAAGTCTCCAATCTTACCTAAGTCGTGATGAAGTGCTGCAAAGATTAGTTCTTCATTTGTAAAGTTAATTGTTGCACCATTTGATTCCCACAAATCTCTAATCTGTTGAGACATTTCAACAACGTGTAGTATGTGTTCTACATAACCACCAACCATTGCGTTGTGAAATGCTTTTTTAGCACTTGCTGGTGCTACTACCATTCTATCTTCTAAATCATCATACATTTTGTTTAGTCGTTCCAATCTATCTCCACTAAATGTATTGTTAATAATTGTTCTTAGTTTTTCCCAATTACCCGTAATCTGTTGTTCTGTTAATTGCTTCATTTTTCTATAACCTCGTATCTATTTTTTGTGAATCTAATATCTTTTTCATTTCTCAATCTATTTCTATATGATGACCACTTTACCCTTATACCCCAGTTTAACAAACATAGTATATCAAATTTACTAACTGATTTTTTTTCTCTTATAAAGTTTACAATTTTTTTGTAAGAGTCAGTTTCACTTATGTAAGGTAGTTCATCTAAAAACTTCCAACCATTAAACCAATCAACAACTCTACCTCCCCATTTAAAGTCTGGTAGTTTTGGTAATAGGTAGTCTTTTGCTTCTTGTCTTAGACTTGGATTGTCTAACATATTTTCTATCGTTGATAAGAAATCTTTTTCTTCATATAATAATGGATAATCTTTTCCGACCATTTCTGGATAACAAAGTTTATTCGGTAATACATAAGGAACACCTTGACTTAGTCCGTCTGTTGTTGATATGGACCAAGCACTATAAGTTTTAAAACAACCAACTCCCATATGTATTTTACGAACAAAGTTTAAGTATTCCTTTCTATCAGACAATCTAACTCTTTCAGCATAAGGTCTATCAAGATTTGTTAATGTTGTGAATACTTTAAAGTCTTGTCGTTTTTCATATAACTTATCCATTTGATTTACAAACCAACTATAACCTGTATAATCATTATCTCTATGATTGAATAAGATTGTTTTAGGTTCGTA